GGGTGTAGTATCGAACCTTGATGGTCCAGGCCTGGCCGGTGAGGGTGGCGGGGCTCGTCGGCGGTGCGCCGGTGGCGGTGTGCCGGATCGGCTCGACGGTGCTGAGGGTGGTATCGCTGAGGATCTGGAGAACCTCATACTCTCGTCCGTCTAGCTCGATTAGGTTCCCTTCGATGAGCTCGGCGGCGCTGAGTAGTGAGGGGACCGCCGCGCTAAACGTTACGATTCTCTGCCCGTCGTTGGTTGAAGCGGTGGCGCCGGCTCGGGCGCTGGTCAGGTCCGGGTGTACTTTGAAGTAGGTGAGGCGCTGGGTGAAATCCCAGGCTCGTGAGCTCCACACTTCAAACAGTGCCTCATTCAAAAGGGCTGTCATCTGGTCGCGGTAGGCTGTCTCTTCGGGATCAAAGTCGGTGAGGTTGGCGATCTGTGACCGCATGCTTTCAAGGTTCATCGTTCCATCCATCCTAAAGAGAAGCCCCGCCCCTATCGCGGCGATGAGGGCGGGGCTGGCCTGTGTGGCGGTGAGTGCTGGCCTAGAACTTCCGGTAAACCCAGGCGTTGCACTTGTTGTCTGCCTTCGTTGTCAAGGCGACGCCGAACGCAGGGAAGTCGGCGGCGGTGGCGTTTGAAACCTCGCCGGCGGTGGTTCCTGCCTCCAGTGCAACGCCGGCGGTGACGGCGCCGGCGGTGCAGTTCACACCTTCGACGTAGCCAGCGATGACAACATCAAGGGCTTCGCCGGCGGCGGCGGCGGCTTCGATAGCAACGCCAACGGCGAGGGGGTTTCCGGTTGCGACGGCGCCGGCCTGACGAACATAGACAACCTTGGCGGCGCCGGTCTGCGACACGTCAAGCATCACAACATCACCGGCGGCGATGGCAGCGCCGGCGATGAATCGCTCAACGGTTCGGCGGTTGCTGACGGTAGCACCGAGATCGGCGCCGGCGGCGTCGGTGGTGTCGAGGTACTGAAGGGGGGTCATGGTAGCCATTGCGGGCCTCCTGATCTAGTAGGTGTTGCCGCCGTAAAGAACACCGAGGCTACCCAGGTGATCAGCGATGAGCTGCTCCTTGTGGTAGACCTTGGCGACGCGGGCCGTGCTGCCGATGTCATGAACGAAGTCGCTGATCGCGTAGTCTGCATCTTCCATGATCACCAACTTGAGCGCGTCGAAGTTGATGAAGTACATCGAGTATTCATCGTTCGCGGCGCCGCCGGCGTTGGCTGGCATGTCGGCGTCCTGCTCGACCAGGGCACCGGCGAAGGCCAGCGCCATGCGGCCACCGTCCAGAACCTTCGGATCGATGTACCGCTCCTGTGCCTGTAGGACGCGCTTGTAGTTCGCCATGGCATCGATAGACGCGATGATCAGACCGATGTCTCCCATAGGGGCGACGGCGTTGGCGTTGAGATAGATCTGGTTCATCGCTGCCAGGCCGTTCGTACTGAAGGCGCCGGCGGCGTTGCCTACCTGATTCTGCCAACCACGGGTAGAGGCGTAGGTTGCTTTGCTGATTCCGCCGATGACGTTGGTCTGGAGGCCGACGTCGTTCTCCTCAAGGAACCCGGTGGCGCTACCACTGCCGGCGGTGTTGCCGTTGAGGGTGTTGAGGTCGGTGAGGATCAGGCTGGCGTTGCCGAGGATCTGCTTGTTGCATTCCCGCTTCAGCAGTCCAAACACCGACTTGGTACGGGCCTCCAGGATCTTGATGATTGCCTTTGCGCCTCGGTTCTCAAGCTCTTCCTTCTGAGTGATGACAACGGGGGCAACGTAATCACACCAGTCGTACACAGCGGGGCGGAGCGGATCGCTGACAGCGATGTTCACCGGCTCGTACCCTGTCGGGAGCTGGGTGATTGAGGAGTGCTCGGCAAGTGCGAGAGGGCGCTGGATTTTGATTCCGCCGTCTTCCATCTCGATCCCACCCATGGTGCGGGCGTGATCCAGAAACGGAACTTTCTTGTAGAGCTCGTCAACGAAGCTCTCGCGGATGCTGTACAGCGTGCTGCTCAGCAGGTCATTGGTGATAGCCATTGGTGGCCTCTTGTGTGTGGGGGTGTCGTGTGCCTTGTCCGCTGCTGTGGTGCGGGGGCTCGGGTGTCCTCACACTGAGGGTCCGGTTTCCTGCAATGGTAGCGGGGGCTTGTGGGTGGTGCAAGTGTCTAGCCTTTGCTTTGCTGCTGGTGCCATTGGTAGGCCTGCCAGGCGTTGCGGAACTTCGGCGCGCGTGTGGTGCCGTTGATGGCCTTACCGGTGCTCGTCGCGCTGAGGGTCTGACGTGCGGCGGCGCGCTGTGCGTTGCTCTGCTCGCGGGCGGTCTGCTCGCGGTTGGCGTGTACCCTGCCGCGTGCTGCCCAGTAGGCTGTTTCCAGCTTCATGTCTGGGTTGCTCTTCAGCATGTCCACGATTCGGCTCTTGATGTCGGGGTCTTCCGTCATGTCGGGGTGATCGGTTTTGAAGGTGTCGAGCTCGGCGCGGCGGCGCTGGCCTGCTAGGTCGGCCTGCATCGGGGCTAGCATCTGCTGCATCATCTGGGCGGCGCGCTGCTCGATGAGGGCGCTGAGGCCTTCCTCACTCCAGGGGTCGAACCCTTCGGCGGCGGTCGGGTCGGCGCTGGCCTTCTCGGCGATGGCGGTGGTAGCCGGCGAGTCTGCCAGGATACCGCGCTGCCTCACAAGCTCGGCGCGCTGTGCCTCTAGATCTCGTCGTAGCTCTGAGAGCTCGGCGGTCTTCCGGCTGTAGGATGATCGGAGGTTCTGCACGGTGCGTCGTCCGTCCGGTGTCATCTGATCTAGGATCTTCTGATATCCGGGTAGGCCTCGGTGCTCTCCGTTCATCTCCTCATGCTCAAACTCGGCGGCGGCGAAATCGGCGATATCAAACGCCGGGGCCTCGGCGGTGGTGTCGGTGGCGTCGCCGGTGTCAGCGCCGGTATCCTCAGCGGGGGCGGCGGTCTGGTCGGTGGTGCTCATGTGTCTGTGTCCTCAGGGGGTTTATATGCGGGCCATGAATAGGGCCTCAACGTCTTCGCCGTTGTCGTCGGCGGCCTCTTCGTCGTCGTCGGCGGCGCCTTCCTCTTCTTCTTCCTGCTCTTCTTTCAGGAACTTTCGGAATTCGCGAGATCCGGCGGCCATGCGTGCGCGGGCGCTGACTTCTCTGAGCGCGTCGTCTCCGCTCATGCCGTCCAGGTTGATCCTCATCTCAGCATCCAAGACATCGGCCTCAACGGCGTCATTGATTGCATCGATAACGGGCGGCATGGCTCGGGCGATAGACTCGGGAAGCTCCTCAGCGGCGGCGCCCTTCTCTGCTCTGAGCTCTTTGAGCATGTCGGCGGCGGCGGGTCCGTAGTGGCTGAGCGCCTGGCTGAGTGCCTTGGCAACGTCTCGGATCGCCGGCGCTGTGAATGGTCCTTCTGGCGCCATTGCCTCGAGCATCTCGCTCTGTGCGGCGTTGGCTTCATCGATGAGCGGGGTGAGGGCTGCGGCTTCCATGCTGTCTGGGGATTCCATGGGGGGGCTCCTAATAGATTTCGTCGTAGGTTCCGGCGAGGCATTCGCCGGCGGGCATGACTTCGGTAGAGGCTCGGATCTGATCGCCGTTGTTGCGATCTACAGCGGCGGCGTAGTCGGCGGCGAACTTATCGCGCTTGTCTTTGGCGGCCTGCTGCTTGGCGCTCTGGTCTTCGAAGAAGTGATTGGGGTAGTCGCTGAGCGGTGCAACGCCGGCGGCCTTGATAGCTGCGTCGCGCTGTTTGCTGTTGTAGTACGTGACCCCTAGGCCGGCGTCATAGTGTCCATTGACTCCATACTTGCCGGTCTGATCTCCCCAGTATCCAGGGGTGACGGCGATGAGTGGCATACACCGGCGGGCGCCGTCGCCGCACTTGCAAGGGATGGCGGCGGCGGGCTCTTCGTGAATGCTGTAGAGCTCCTCATCTGTGTGCTTGCAGTTCTTGCAGTGGTAGCGGTGTAGAGGCATCGGTCTAAACTCCTGCGTTGGTGAGCTGCTCAACCAACGTCTCAGCGCCGGTCCTGCCGGTTGGATCGCCGGCCTCGTCTACGGCCTCGGGTGCTTTCCTCAGCGTCGCCGTGTCGACGGGCTCAGCCGGCGGCGGGTTGAAATCCTTGGGTAGATCGTACTCTCTGATCAGATATTCTCTGATGGCCTCGGGTGGTACGCCGGTCTGACTGAGGACGGGTAGCAGGCTGAGGAACTGCTGACGTTTGAGCGCGTCGCTGAGTGGGGTGGCGGCCTGATCTAGCGCGCTGTATCTGAAGCGTCCGTCTAGCCGCTCGGGTGTGATGACGTGAGGCCGGCCCTTGACTGTGACGATACTGAGCTCATCATCGTCGGCGAGTAGGTAGAGGGTGCGGACGTATGTCCTTGCGAGTACCTCCAGGGCGCTATCTCGCTCCCTTGCCAGGCGGCCTAGGGATGAGGCGGCATAGTGAGCGAGCGCGGTGATCTCGGTAGCCGTCGCTTTCGTTGCCTCTCCTCTCATCGCCGGGCTGAGCTGGCTGGCTCTCTGTAGATCATCTTCAATCTGTGCGAGGTAGCGGGTGAGGTCGGCGCTGAGGGGTGGCAGGGGCACCGGTGCGATGAGGGTGCTGAGTGGTTCGGGGCTGTCTGTCTCAGCATAGGCGCCGTCGTAGCCTGAGCAGATTTTCGCCATAGCCTCGTCATCGAAGGCGCCGCGCTTGACGATGAACTGACGGGCGGCGCGGCGCGTCGCGTTTGCAAAGAACGTTCGGTAGATGTTTTTCTCTACCATCTGATCATATACCCGGCTGAGGCTGCTGTATCCTCTGAGGGTGTTTTCTGGCTGGCTGCTGTAGTAGAGCGGGATGATTGTGGTGAGCGGTTGATCGTCGTAGCTGCGGACGGGGATGGGCTCGGTGAGTAGCAGGTCTTCACCGTCTTTCCAGCATGGCGACCAGATAGATAGGCGGTCGTTCTGCATGTCGAACATTTCGACCAGCTCAACAAACCGATACTCATCGGGGAGCTCGGCGGCGTTGGGCTGGGTGCGGTCGTCGGGCTCAAAGTAAATCGTTTTACTGACCGGCCTGAACTGCTTGGCGCCGAACTTCTCGCGGGCCTCCTTCAACGGTAGATAGTACCGGTGTCCGATGAATCGCTGCTCATCCCATGTACCGGCGTCGGTGTCTAGGATCACTTCCCAGGGTGGGACGGCGCGGACTGCGACGCGGTTGAGGAGGTCGGTGCTGGTCTGTGGTGCCAGGCGTAGGAAGGCCATGGGGTAAATGAGTGCTAGCCGGCTGCATTGCTCGATAGCCTCACGCTGCCTGTGCATGAATGCATTGACAGCGGCGGCGGCGGTGGCCGGATCGCCGGCGGCGCTTGCGTCGTGGGCTACTTCCACGGACGGCGAGCGGGTAAACAGGCTCGCTACATAAGACTCAATATAGCTGTATGCGTCGCTGGTCTGTACTCTGAGGCTACCCTCATCGAACATCGCGGAACGGTTGGTACTCCAAAACTCGCCGGCGTAGATATCGCGTAGCCGTCGCATCATAGGGCGCTCATCGCGCCAATAGTTCTCATGCTCTGTGATGGCTGCTCTGATCAGGGCGATGGTATTGGATCGGCTCATGTGGTCAATGCCTATTGATCTGGTTTACGGCGCGCTTGCGGATCTTAGCAGCGCGAGCGCTGGCGATCATCTGGGTGGTCCACGGTCGTTGAGAGGCTCGGGCGCTTCGACCGCTCCACACTGCCAGGCCTAGGGATACCGCGCTATCACAGTGGCCGGCTACTGTGCGCGGTAGGATTACCCGGCCTGTCTCGTCTACTTGCATGCATCGGAGATCGGCGGCCTGCTCTTGGCTGACTGCGGTGAGGCGCCGGCCTTCAATGGAAATCTTCAGCTCATGGAACATCATTGCGCGGCTCTTCGCCGTACTGAACCAGGGCTTGCCGGCGCTGTCTAGCCATAGGTTGAGGCCGGCTACTCCAGCGCCTAGGCTGCGGATGGCTTCGATGTATGCATAGCCGTGGTTGTTGGCTTCGATGATTAGCAGTGCGCGATACTGAACACACAGCCGGCTGAGTTCATCGATGGCGTCCGTGATGCTATGGCTGCGGGCTCTCCATCTCGCCGCTACCCGTCCGGTGGTGACGTTGAGGATCGTGAGGTCTGAGTAGTCCAGGCCAACACCGCCGCCGGGATCGAAGCCGGCGGCGTATGCCTGGCCGGGGTTGTGTGGCTCATAGATGACGGCGCCGCTGTCGTTGCCGTGTAGGACGATGAGCGGCCCTATTACCTCGTCGGTGAGGTAGGCGCCGGCGCCTTGGCTGTAGGCATCCTCGATACTGAGCGGGTACTCTCGCCGGAACTTATCGGCGCCGATCTTGCCGATCTTCCGGCGTCTCCATCGTAGCTGGTCGGTGGTGAGGCCATGCTCAGCGATGAGGTGACCCTCGGCCTCAGTGGGGCTGAGCTCCTCGCCGGCGGTGGCATACTCGCCGTGGGTCGTCCATGGAAAGAAGCACACTCGCCAGGCGGCGGCGCCGCGCTGGGTTTGCTGGATGGCCTCATGCATGGCATCTCCCCAATGGTTCGCAGTGCTCTCGGCGATGATCTGGCCGGCGGCGGTGAGGCTACCCTCAGCGGTGGTGAGCAGCTCGGCGGCGTTCGGTGAGAAGGCAAACTCACTGAGCCAGATATATTGAGCGGTGAATGATCGAGTACCGCCGTCATCGCCGGCGCCGATGGCGAGGATAGCGGCGCCGGTCGCGTCTATCTGTAGGTGGTCGGCGTTGTCAATGCTGAGGGGTAGCTGTAGGAAAGATGGAAGGGCCTTGTACATGGCCTTGATCTTTCTGAGAAGGTGCTTGCTTGACTTTTGTTTGTGGCTGAGAACTACCAGCGTGATCGGGTCGGGGCTGGTGAGCCACTGCCATAGGTAGTAAGCCGCGACAATAGTAGAGGCGCCGATTTGCCTGGGCTTCAAGATGAGCAGGTCTTCGCCGCCGGCGAGTGCCTCGAGGATCGCGGCCTGCTCTCGCCATGGGTTGAGGGTGACAAGCGGGCCGGCTTTGCTCGGTACCTGTAGACGCTCGATGAATGGGCGCATAGGTAGCAGCGGCCTTAGACTCACTTGGCGATCCAGTCAGCAATTGCGGTGAGGTTGCGGGCCTGCTCTGGTTCGCGGTGTATGCCGTTGATGATCTCCTTCTGCCTGAGCTCGATGAGGCTGGTGATCAGCTTGACGCTCCACGTCGGGACGTTCGGCATGTCGAGGTCCAGGTGAGGGATCGCGGCGCTGAGCATTGCATAGGCGGCGCTGATCGGATCTTGCTGGGCGATGGCCTCACGTAGTTGGGTGCTCGGCTTGCGCGGTCTTCCCATGGCCGGCCTCCTGTGTGGGTAGTGTAGCGGCGCCGGTGTGTGGTGTCTATTGTCTCTCCGTGCTATACGCTGTGTACCCTGTACATAGGAGGGGAGTAATGGAAAGACGTTCAATCCATCTGAGCGCTGAGTCACACGAGCAGCTGAGAGATCTCTACCATCATCGCCGGGGGCGTTCTCTTCGTGAGACTCTGAGCGATCTGGTGAAGGAAGCGCATCGCCGGGAGCTCGGCAATGGTGAGGCCGGTGAGGTGAGTACAGTGAGCGGCGGCGAGTGAAGCCGTACCATGAAAGAGCGGCGCTCGTCTTCGGCGCGGCGGGGCTTTCCCCTGCTGAGCGGCTGGTATTGCTCGCGCTGTCTCATCATCTCGGCGGCTCATCGTCGTCGGCGTGGCCGTCTCGCCGCCGGCTCGGTGAGATGAGCGGGCTGAGTCGTGCCACGGTATCGCGGGCGCTGGCCTCCCTGGCTGAGCGGGGGATTGTTTCCAGTGTTCAGCGGTGCGGATCTACATCATTACGCTCTATCCAGTGGGGGGGTCTCATGGTGAGACAGGGGGGGCTCACAGTGAGACAGGAGGGGGCTCACAGTGAGACACAGAACATAGAAAAGAAACATCCAATAAAAGACACGTCGGATAAGCTCGCTGATCTATGGGCTGAGCTCGAGGTGATCCGGGGTGGTAAACGGGTAACGGCGCTGGGTAAACGTCGCGCTGCGCTGGGTGCTCGGCTTCGGGAGCATGGCCGGCCGGCGGTGCTCGAGGTGTGGCGGTGGGTCTATACCTCTGATCATCGGCGGGCGGTGTTCCTGAGAGAGCAGGGCTACGGCGCCGCTACCATCCTGAGGCCTGGCAAGTTCTCCGAATACCTCCAGCTGGCGAGCTCGCCGGCGGATCGGGGGCCGGTGCTGTGGGCGGCGGTAGTCGAGGGGATGAAAGACGCGCGCTCTATCAATCCGCCGGGGGTGGGTTGGGCGCTGCTGCCAAACGATGAGGCTGGTGAGGCGCTGGCCTGCTCGGCGCTGGTGTCGTGTCTGGGTGCGTCGTCGCTGGGGATGGCATGGGGTCAACTCCGGCGGCTGAACGGTGGGCAACTAAAACAGGCCGAGCGGCGATTCGTCGCGGCTGTGAGGGGTGCGTTGTGAGTGAGCTCTTTAGTGTGGCGGCTGAGCGGGCGGTCTTGGGTTTCTGTGTGGCGGGTGGTGCCGCTGCTGTGGTGGATGTCCAGGCCGCCGGCCTCGAGGTGGGTGAGTTTCACCGGGCGGGGCATGGCGCGTTGTGGTCCTGGCTGTGTGAGCGGGTAGAGGTCGGCCTCTCTGTGGATACTGCGGCGCTGGTAGAGGCGGCGGTTGTGGGTGGTCGCGTGGCTGAGCTCGGGGGTATTGCCTATCTGAGCGGGTTGGCTGATGATCCGCCGTTGCTCGTCGCTGAGTCGGTGGCGCAAGTGCGCAGCCTCGCGCTCATGCGCCGGCTCGGCGCGTTCGGGCGGCGGTGCGTGTCGCTGAGCTCGGCGCCGCTGCGGGGTCGGGTCGCAGTGTCGGCGGCTGAGCGGCTGGCGGTGGCCTCGGCTGAGCTCCTCGAGGTAGAGGGCGCCGGCGCTGGTAGCCGGTCGGGCTCCTCGGCTGACAGTGGCGCGGCTGATCTGGTGGCCTCGCTAGACGATGAGGGTGAGGACTACTCCCCTACGGGGCTGAGGGATCTAGATCGTGTGGTGGATGGCCTCGGCGCTGGTGAGCTGTGGGTCCTGGCTGGCCGGTCCTCGATGGGGAAAAGCGTGGGCGCGATTACGCTCATGCTCTCCGCTGCCAGGCAAGGGGCGCGGGTGGCGATGGCCTCGCTTGAAATGCCGGCTCGTGAGCAACACGCGCGCTGTGTGTCTCAGATCTGCGGGGTGCCGTATCGAGACATGAGCCCGAAAGGGCGGCGGCGGCTCGATGCGCGGGCGCGCGCGGCGATACGGCGCGGCGCTGCTGAATACTCTTTGCTCCCTATTCATATCGCTGATCAGGGGATCTATACCCTCGCTGATATCGCCAGCTATGCGCGGCGCCAGGCCATTGCGGCGCGGGGTACTTCCTCGCCGTTGCGCGGTTTGGTGGTGGATTACCTCGGGCTTATGCAAGCGGGGCCGGGTGAGCGTCGACATGAGGCGGCGGGGCGCTGGGTGGCGGGCCTCAAGCAACTCGCTAAAGAGCTCGGGATCTGGGTGCTGGCGTTGAATCAAATCAATCGAGCGGCTGAGGGCCTCATTGATAGCGTGCCTCGGATTTCAAACCTCAGCGATAGTACGATGATTGAGAATACCGCTGATGTGGTGCTGCTCTGCTATCGCCGTCATTACTACGATCCAACGGCGCCGGCGGGTGAGACTGCCTGGATCGTGGGCAAACAACGGGGCGGTGAGCGGAATGTCTCGGTTCGGCTCGGGTGGTGCGGTCCTACCGGGCGTCATTTCGATATCTGATTTTTTTTCGAGGTGAGCGCAATAGAGTGGGCGGCCTGTCTGTATACTAGATATACACAGTACAGGAGGTGAGAGAATGACTGATTACACACACTGCGGAACCTGCGCCCTGGGTACCATCTACTCCCATGACTTCAGCTACCTGATGGTTGTGGTCGCTGAGTCCGGTGAGGTGCTCGGCGCTGGTGAGGTGGATGACTTTACCCGGTTCTGGTTCATCGATGAGAAGGCCGGCCTTCTCATCGATGGCGATACCGCTATCGTCTATGAGGTGTCCTGATGGGCGCGCGGGTGTACTACACCGCGCGCTACTCGGTCGGGCCGGTTGGCGCCGGTCGGGCTCGCGTGGTCTGCGAGCGGTGCGGCGGTCGGGCTCGGTTCGCCGGGTTTGGCTGGGGTGATCTCTGCGCTGGGTGTCGGGGGATCGTCGCTCGCATCAAGCGCGCGGCGGTTACCGAGCTCGCCGGCGGCTATGGCCTCGGGCTCGATGAGATCACTGAGCAGCTGGCCGATGACCACGGCCTCATTAAGACTCGGGCGCCGTCGCCGCCGCCGGCGCTTCTCCGGTGGGCTGAGTCTCCCGGCGATGCTGCCGATTATGTAACGGGCCTGGGTGCCGGGGCTCATGGCCTCCAGCTTGCTCTTGTGGCTCGGGTGCTGTGGGGTGTGAGCCTGTGGGATGGGGTCTGTCTTCAGGCCTATCCTCGCGATCATTACCCGGCTGACTGCATTGAGTGGGGCCTCGTGCGGTGGGTGTATGACTCGCCGCTTGCTCGTCGCTGGCTGCTCGTCTATGGCTATGCGCTGCGGGCGGCCTGGGCTGAGTCGCGCGGCGCGGATCACTCCGCGTCTGAGCTCATCGTGTGGCTGAGTCAAAACTCATTCCCGTCGCTTATCCGGCGGCGGGTGGGCTACACTCCGCCGCCGGCCTTCCGGTCGTGTGGCGGTGAGGAATGAGTAGCTGCGATGTGGTGCTCATCTGCGCGCTGTGCGGTGCGGCCTGGGTGCTCATTGATTTGCTGATCTGGATTCTATGGCCTGATCTTTGGGCCGAACTACACAAGGGGTTTGATGATGACGTGTGAATCTAAAGCCTGTGCGACGTTGCAGGCATGGACAAACGAGGGCGGCGAGGACACTAGCGGGCTCGACTGGTACCAGGTGGCTGAGTCCTGCCGGCGCTTCTCTGAGATCCTGAGTAATCAACTCGTTGACATCGATGAGGCGGCTTTCTACCTGGACACCGGCGCGCGTATCGAGTTCGATGAGGAGTCTCGTGAGTGGCGCGTCTCCGGTGATTGGCTCGATGTTGTACATGAGTTCAACCTCAGAGGACATGAGGAGCTGCTTGATCTCCTCGTAGCTGATGGCTGTTACGGTCTTGCTACGGTGCTCATGAATGAGGTGCTACCGTCACAGGCGGTCTAGTCCCATCGGCTCATATCCCCCGTTACGCGGTTTATATAGGAACTGCCTGCGGGGGGTTTCGCTGAGTCCGATGTGTACAAAACCAGACTCATACATGATCACCTGATCAACGTCTAGCTTTAGTCTGATCACTGCTTTTACGATGTCGGCGGTGGTGTAGTCTCCACGGTATGAGACGATATCGGCGGCGAGGCCCTTCATGTGGGCGCTGGTCTTTGAGCCTCCCACCGCTGCGTTTACTGTGGAGCTACGATAGCCGCTATTGACTCTGATGGGGCCGAGCTCTTCTCTGAGCGGGTCTAGGATGAACTGACACAGGTGCCTCAGGTTTCGTCGTAGTGAAAACGGCGCGGCGTTGGGTATCCCGGTGCTCGTCGTCTGCATCTCTGACCACGTGAAATACTCGCCGGGTCTGCCGTCTGGTCTGGGCGGTGGGATGATCATTTGTACCTCTGGGCGGGGGCGCGCTTGCCGGCTGCTTTGGCTCGCTGGCCTGTGCGCTTTTGTGCGGCGGTGAGCTCGCCGGCGGTCTTGGGTGTTTTGCTGCTGACTCGCTTGGTCGGGCGGCAATACTGAGCGCCCTTTGTCTTGGCGCCGCACGGTTTACCGGTCTTGGTGTCGGTCCATTTCTCGGCTTCCCATCGCTTTAGGCTCGCGCCCTTCTTGCTTTTCTTGCTGGTGCCTCGACGCTTGCGACATTTGCTGATGTACTGGCTGGCGCGCGCGCTCGGGAATGTGGAATATTTCCGCTTGGCTTCGTGGTAGCAGGCGTCTTTAGCCATTACTTCCGGCTCTTCTTTCCGCTGCATTTCCATTTCTTGCGGCTGAGTCGTAGCGGGCTGTTCGGGTTCTTGGCGGCGCCGGGGTGCTTCTTCATCTGGCCGGCGGATCTGGCACAATACGCGTCGCCCTTGCTGGTGCCTGGCTTGATGCGGTCGCCGCCGCTCTTGGCCTTGCCGGCCTGTCCATAGCTGACCTTGCGCCGCCGTCCGGTTTTGGCGTCGGTGTAGCTCTTGGTGAACCGCTTCCCCTTCGCCGGCTTCATCGGCCTAGCTCCGCGCGCTCGATGAGCTCTAGACTGATCTCCACTAGATCCAGCGCGATAGATTGGAGCTCTTCGCTGGTAAATCCATCCTTGCGGGCTCGGATGATTTTAGAGATGAGGGCGATGATCGGGCCGGGCTTGATCTTGATGCGTCGTGTGGGGTCTGTCATGTCTGAGGGCCTCGACGTGTGAGGTGAGGGTCTGTAGTCCGGTGAGCATGGCGGTATGTTCGGCGCTGTGGCGCGTCGCCATTTCATCGATTTGTGCTAGGTGCCGGTCAATGGCTCCGCTGATCAGCGGGAGTACAGTGCTGTGAAACGTTTTCCATGCGGCGGCGGCTACAACCAGCACGATGAATAGCGCGCTAGATGGGCCGGTGAGGAACGGGGCGAGCTCGGTGAGTGTCATGGTGTCCAGGTTGCGGCGAGGGCATCCATTACCGCGCGGGCAATAATGCGGCTGTTGGCTGCGCTCGGGCTGGTGCTGCTCGCCGGGTCGTAGAGGGCTAGCCAGGCGGCGGCCTCGTCTGTGGGGATGAGTACCGAGATGTTGACGGCGAGTGTATCGAATGGCGTTCCGTCTGTGTCGGTGCCTGATACGCTGGCGGTGCTGTCCTGATCGGGGCGCGGTGAGTCGATTAGAATCGATGGCATGGGCTACGCTCCGAATGAGATAATTGAGGTGGTCTGTGTGATGCGAATTGCAGTGCTGGCACCGGCCGGAATGTCACCGGTGGCATATGTGCCGAATCCAACCAGATGAAACACCGGATTGATCTCCGCACCACTGGCGCCTTGGTTGAAATTGCTGTTGCGTGATCCGCTGCTCTGTGCCAGTTCATCGGCTTTGATAGTGATGTATGAACCTGATCCTAGACTGTCATTGGCTCGCATCACCGTAGCTACACCACGAACTTGATTTAGGTTTGATCCGCTTGTCTGCGCTCCAAGTGTCCAGACACCGTATCCAGGGGCGCTAACTCCAGCGCGCCGGAAGAATGCGCCGGTGCCGTCCATGGTGTTTACAACGGTGCTGGTGGGGTCATTGGCTACACCACACACCACTGCGCGATCCCAGCTGGTGACACTGGGATCGTTCTTCAGGTCAACGCTCATGACCACGGTACCTAGGTTCGTTGCCGGGATGGATCGATACCAGCGCGGCCAATAGTGCCCGCCGCTGGTGGTGGCGGGCATGTATTTGGCATCACCGGGAGAAGTGCCAACGAAGCGCACCGTGGTGATTCCGGTGCTTGCGTCGAATGTGGCGCCGCTTGTTCCAAAGGTCGTATCAATCAATCCATCGGGATCAAGCAGTGTCCACGATCCATCTGTGAGATTTACAACCTCTGGCGTGATTGCGTTCGTCGGTCCATCTGTTCCGCCGCCGCCGCCGCCGCTAGTATCGGCGGTGGGGTAGACGGTGCCGTATGTGATCTGCTGTCCTGCCATGTCACTCCTCCCAGGTCACAACCACGCGCGCGGTGGTGAATGTGCCGGCGTCGGTTTTGGCGTAGATCGTGAGGGTGTGGATGGAGTCGAGTAGGACGGCTGTCTCTGCTCGATAGGCGGCGGTGCCGTTGGTGCCGGTGATCGCAGTGGTGAGGCTGACCTCTGTCTCTGGGATGATCGCCAGGCCGGTGCCGGCCTCGTTGACAAAACCCTTGATCGTCAGCTTTGTAGCGCCGCCGGCGATGGCTCCTAGGATGTAGATACCGCTGATCCTCATCCGTGATCGCTGCTGCTGTGGTGCGATAGCGGGGGCGCTGCTGTAGAGATCAAGCGTGCTCTTGAGGCTTGCGCTGTAGGCGTTGGTGAATGCTACGGCCTCGGTGCTCTCCGGGGCGTGAATGAATCTTCCTGTGGCTGCCATGCTACTACTCCAGTGTTTTCATCGGCTCGGCGGGGGTGCTCCGCTCGGTGAGTCCGGCGGCTCTGAGCTCTTGGCTCATTGCGTTTATATTACGCCGGCGGCGCTCCTCGAGGGTGAGGACATTTACCGGGCTCACTACTCCGAGGGATTTGAAGAAGAGGTCAAGCTCAGCGGGGGCCTCGCCGCCGGTTACCATCGGCTCCAGGCTCATCGCTCCAAACCCACCGTCCTCCTTGACGGCGCGGTGATAGATCGGCGCGTAGTCTCTGATGGTGCGTTCAAACCCACCGAGGATCATCGCGTGACGGATGGCGCTCCAGCGTCGTAGGTTGCCCTTGTCCGCTTTTACTCTCCACTGCCGGCCTTGATAGGTGCCGTTGCTGGGGATCTCGTCGGCGTATGGGATCGGCTCGATATCGATGGCGATCCCGAATATCTCGGCGCTGTCTGGATTGAGGTCCATGTATGCTAGGAAGCGGGGATCAAGCCGGTCGGTGAGCTGCTCGCCCTTTTCGTTGCCCTGAATCCCTAGACCGATCTCCATGAATCCGCTGATGAATGGATTGATGCGCTCCTCTACTGCGGCGGTGCCGGCGGCGGTGAGGATATTGGTGGCGGCCTCTGAGGTGCGGGCGGCGGCTGTGGTGCCGGTGCGTAGCTGGCCGGGGATGGCCTCGTATCCCATGGCGCTGTACAGCATCCCATCGATGAGAAGAGCGCCGGCGGCTGCGTAGTCAATGAGCTCGGCTAGACCGTCTATTAGGGGCGCGCTCGGTCCATAGGTGGCATACCGGCGTTGCATCTCTGGATCTTCAAACAGTCGCATGAATGGCCGGTTTGTCATGTAGTCGGCGTGTGCTGGTCCTGGCTGGTCGTCGTAGCCTGAGAAGAACCCGGTGGCCTGATAGGTGGCTCTGATTCGCTCGGGGTTCTCTACCAGGCTGATCAGCGTGGCGCGTAGGTTCTCGCGTCTGAATGTCCAAAACCAGATCCGCTTAGCGATGAGGTTCCGCTCTAGCTCTGTCATGCGGCCATAGTCAAACAACGCATCCTGTGCGAGCGTGAGGGCCTCGTCAACGGGCCGGCCTTCCTTGATCGCATCGATCATCACCCCTACTCTGAAGGTGAGATCCTGGGCGTCGGCCATTTCGTTGAAAATGTTTTGTCCCACTTCACCGGTAGCGGGGTCCAGGCCGGTGTACGCTCTGACCGCTCGGCGGCCTCGGCTCTGGCTGAGCTCGCTGATACGTGCGGCGGGCTGGCCTCGAGTGACGGCGCGCTCGGCTATGCCGCTGTAGGTTCTGAAGTCAGACGCTAGTGATTCGGCTAGCTCTGCCTGAGCCTGTGTGGTGATCCGGGGGATGAGCTCGGCGATGTCGGCGGCGCGGTATACCTCGCCGGCTGGCGTGGTGAGGACAATCCTGAGCGGGTCGCCGTATCCATAGAATGCGTTGAGCGCGGCGATGGTCGGGCTGAGTCGGCTGAGCCTGTTGGCGGCCTCGATGCCTGTAGCGCCGGCGATGGCTGTGGTGACTGGCGCGGCGGCCATTCTCCCGACAGCGGCGGCGGCGGCGGTGGGTCCGATGGTGCTGTAGACGATGGCCGGCGCCGTTAAAACGTTCATCCCCATATAAACGAGGTTCGGCAGGAACCGTCCGGCGAGTAGTCCGCCCTTGACCCATCGGCTGACGGGGCTGTTTGCATCGATGAGGCTGAGGCCACCGTGTACCGCTGCGCTAGTGGCGGCCTGGATGATTCTCCCGGCGGTGCGGGTGTTGGCTTTGCCTGCCAGGCCGGCGGCGTCGCCGGTGCGTGCGAGGTCGTAGATATCGATGAGCTCGCCGGTGAGGCGTAATAGCCGCTGCTCTTCGGGCTTTGATACCCGGCTCAGCATGTCGCTAACTCCTTCAAGGTTCAGGAGTCTCTGAATACGTCGGCCTGCGTCGGATACGCCGGCGGCCTCTAGCTGTGCGATGGGCTGGATACGATCCGCTAGCGTCTGCTGAATGAAGGTTTTGAGCTCATCGAAGCGCGGGCGGGCGGCGTTCTGGAACGGTGCTAGCCGGTGGCCTGTGCTGAGTAGTAGCTCTGTGAGCTCAGCGTCGTCGTACCGCTGCAATAGGGCGCGTCCGTTCTCTGTGCTCTCTAGCGTGGTCCTGATCCGGCTGGCGGTGTCCACGTCTAGCAGGTTCAATCGTACCGCTGAGGTGCCGGTCATCTCCGCTAGTACGGCGTGGTAGAGGGTGGCGGCGTCTTGCGCGTTGCCGTCCATTGCGGCGGCGGTGTCATTGAGTAGGATGGCGGGGTTCTGCGGGTCGTATGAAATACCGGCGGCGCGTAACTTGCTCGGGGTGAGGGCCTCGGTGAGTATCCGGCCTGTGCGGGCCTGTGAGTATGTGAGGCCGATGAGGTCTAGCCCGGTCGTCTCTGAGAATAGCGGCGGTTTTTTGCTGTACTTGCTGCCTGCACTGTCCAGGTTCAGACGTGCGGCGAGGTTGCTGGGGCTGGTGCCGGATAGAATCCGGGGGAGTTGTAGGGCTCCGAGTCCGTAGGCCTCCGCGCTTGTGCTCATTGTGGATAGCGTTTCTCTGAGCTCGATGAGTAGAGCATCATCTCCACTGTAGGCGGCGAGTCCGGTGAGGATCTCGCTGATCTCCTCTCTGATTATCTCGGGCGGTTTCTCCATAAACCGCGTGCTTTTCGCGCTGTAGATGGCCTGCCCGATAGAGTCAAAAGCGCCATACATTCCGTACATGGCCTCCCGACTGGCGCGGCGGGTGTTGCCTCCGTATCCCTGGCTGATCACCTCAGCGATGAAGGCCTCAGGCCGGCTGATACCCTCGGCGCGCTCGCGGGCTCGGGTGGCTCTGAGTAGATCGTCTCCCATCGTGCCTAGCTCTCGCCCGGTGTCATCGATGAGTTTTTCTAGTCCTGGTGTCATGGCTGCGGCGTCGCTGCCGGTGAGGGCCTCGTTGATCATCGTCCGCAGCTTGCCAGGCCTGAGCTCGCGGGGGGTGAGGGCGCGGCGTAGTGCGTCGCCGGTGGCGGGGTCGGCGGCCTGGATGGCGGTGAGGTCTTCGGCGCCATTGGCTAGCGCGTAGTTGTCGAGGGCTCCGATAGCGGCGGCATTGTAGCGGGGTAGGCTCATGCCCTTTAGATCTCGCTGTACGCTGGCTTCAATGAGTTGGCGGGCTGGGGTGGGCGTGGCCTCTTTGCTGGCGTTGAGTACGCTGTAGAGGGGCTCGATCCATTGCCGGGTTACGTGGCCTTCGATGCCGTTGCCTAGCATCGTTTTAGCCTTGCGGGCTTGGTTGGCGATTGTGCCGGTATCTGGAACGGGTACGCTGTCCGCTAGTCCGGTGAGGCGTGCCATCATGCGCGGGGTGAGGCGCTTGGCGGTGCCGTCTGGTAGGTAGATGCGCGGCGTCTCTTTCGGGCTGCTCTTGAGGGTGGGTCCTGGCTGGCCGGCGTTCCGCGCTGAGACGTTGGTTCGGCTGGTGCTGCCTCCCATCGATAAGATCGGCCTATTGAGGTCAATCGTTCCGCGCTCTGCCATTGCCATCAGGCGCCGGCGCTCCCATGCTGGCGCGTTCCTCAGGATGGTTGGAACGTCGGGCGCGGCTGGTGTGGGCTTGCGCGTTCCTCGCATGTCGGGCGCGTCGGCGATGAGATCCTCAATGGTGGCGTACCAGTCGGCGCCGCCGGTCTTCTCGGGGGCCGGGGGTAGCTCTCCGATGTCATCGCGTACCGCTCGCAATACTAGGCGGCGGCGCTCCTGGGCTGCGCCGTACTCGGCGGCCTCCACAATATCGGCGCTCCATCTGTACCCGCTGGCTGTGAGCTGGTCGGTGATCAACTTGAACAGGGCGGTATCTGCGTAGTCTGGGACATTTTCCACGGTGACGATTGGCGGGCGTACCTCTCGGATCACCTCGGCTACCTTCTCGGCGCTGAGCCTGTCGAGCTCGTCGGCGTTGTCTACTCCGCGCTTGGCTGCACTGAAGTTTTTACACACCGGGCTAGCGTGGAATACCTCGGGATCAGCGGCGGCAACGTCGGCAACGTCAATATCAATCACTGAGCGGGGCACGTATCCGGTGCCGTGTACGCGGTTGAACTGCTCTAAGATTTCTGGGATGTACTCAACGGCGTCCACGCTGCGGGCGGTGCCGGCGGTGAGGCCGGCTTCAACGGTCCCCATTCCGCTGAACATCGTGGCCAGGCGGGCGGGGCCGGCGGCGGGTGTAATGAGGTCGGCCTCTGAGACATCGTATCGCCGGCGGGCGCCGGCCTGTAGGTAGTCAATGAGCTCGGCATCTGTCAGGCCGGCGTCTCGGGCGGCGGCCTCGATGTCTACCGTGGGGCCTCGCCGGCCTGGACGTTCCTTGATGTACTGCTGTGGGTTGCTGCGGATTGTCTCGGCGAGTCTGCCGGCGGTGGTGCTGGTGTAGTCCTGGGCGATGAGCTCGGCGATGTCTGCCGGCGCTGCGGTGGTTGGTGTGACTCTCACTGTCTCGGCGGTGGGGTTGACTAGCCGCTGTCCTAGCTGCCGCGCAATGACCTGAGTCTGTGCGTCGGTGGGTGGTCCGTCAATCTCTGCAAGCTGCTTGATTAGGTTGTCGGTGGCTGCGTCGGCATCTGTCACGCCGGCGGCGGTGAGTCGCTGTGTGATGTCTCGCTTTAGTGCTTGGCTGCTGGCTGTCTGTAGGTGCGGCTGAGTGATGTGGCTGTAGGCTCGTGAGTAGCGGCTAGCGCGCTCGATGGCCTCGGTGAGTTGCGTGTTTCCGGCTGTGCGTCGTAGTGCATAGCTGGGCATAACGCTGCCGATAACTCTCGTGGCTGCGACGTCTGCGCCGGCTCGTAGTCCTCCAGCGGCGGCGGCTCGGGCGGCGGTGGGGATCGTGCGGGCTGCGCCTTTGGCGATACCCAGGCCGGGGATCGGTGAAACGATAAACTCAGCGGCGAGGCCTAGGCCGGCTCCTACTGTCTCGAGGCTCTCGATACCTGTAGCCTCAGCGGCGGCGCGTCCGATGTCGCGGCCTGCGCCGGTGGTGCTCTCGCCGCGCTGGATTCGCTGGGGGATGGCCTCGGTGAGTGTGCGGTCTGTGAGGGCGGCTTCGCCTGCTCCTACTGCTACCTCTACGGGGGTGGATAGCATCCGTCCGGCATACATCGCCGGCGCTTCGATGATTCCGCCTAGTGGAGACTCTCGCGGGGTGAGCAGCTCGGCGCCGATTCGGCGGGCCTCTGTCTGTAGGGGTGAGCTCCGGGTGAGGCTGGGGTCTAGTCCTGCCAGGCTGCGGGGGTCGCGCTTGCCGGTGAGGATGTCGCGGCTGAGGTTCTGGTATGTGGTGCTGCTGACAATCTCCTCATCGGTTGCATCAGGGGTCAGCATTCGCATCTGAAGCAGCGCCGCACGGTTCGCGTTCATCTGCTGCCGGCGGCTCTCGGCGAGTTGCTGCCGTGTCTGGATGGTCTGCGGCGCTAGGGCTCCGATGAGACCGGTGAGGCCTTCGGCGGGGATCTCGCCGCGTGCGGTGCCGGTAACTTCCTGTGCAAACTGCGTGCTGCTAAATGGCTCTTGTAGCCGTGTGAGGATCGGGGCGGCTGTGCCTCCGGTGGTCCGCTGAATGTCTGTGAAGTCTTCGACGGCGGTCTGTGCGCGCTGGCCTCGCTCGGGGCTGACTCCAAACTCTGACGCTATGAATGCCTGCTCTGCGGCGGCGGTTCCGACTAGTGGCAGGCGTTCGGCTACGGTGGCGCGTTGGTTCGCCGCCGGGGCGGTGGGTGGCGGCGTGTCATAGCTGCCGGTTTGCTCTTGATAGATTTTGTTGTAGTGCACTACCGATGAGTCCGGTAGCGCCTGGATCATCCCGGCTGTAAACCCCTTCTCCTCTAGCTGTCTGAGGGCTGCGCTGTTTAGGCTAGGGGTTGGCATTGGTTGAGATCCTCGCCGGTGCGCTGTCGTTCTCTGGGCTCGGGATCGCGTGTGCTGCGTTGCCGGCTAGCGCGTCCTGATTGATCATTTTGTAGAGCGTGGTGAGGGCTGCGGCGCGGTCCTTTGCTGGAAAGTCCATCAATACGGTGTTGGTGAGCTCGTCGTTGCTCATCTCGCCGCGTCCGTTGTAGAGCTCGATTACCTTCCATGTGGGGCTGTCATCTGGTAGCGCGTCCATGTCGAGCGGCTCGCCGTTTAGCGCGTCTTGCATCAGGCTCATCCTTACCGCTTCGTCGGCCTGCTTGTTTGTCTGCTTGACTGGCTCGGGCGGTGCGGTGGCGGCCTCCATCATCTTGTCCAGGTCGGCGGCGGTGAGGCTGCTGCTGAGTAGTCTTGATGCTGTGCGGCTGCGCTTGCGCTTCTTTCCAAATGACGGCGTAAACTTCTGCCGGTAGATCTGGCGGGCGCTCTCGATGAGATCGGTGGTCACTTCCTCGGGGAGCTCCAGGCTGTTTAGCTTGTCGCTG